GCATCTTCCAGCATACGCAGCTGGTTCATTGGCTTGATTGCCTTGTGAAGATAAGACAGAACATGCATGTTCTTCTCATCAAGAATACCAGAGTGACAATATGCAATTGTGTCAGGAGCAATCTTCATGCCCTGATTGCCTGCGATCAAACCACGCTGAGAATATAAGAAATATTCATCATAGTCTTTGATCACAAAGTGATTCATTTGCCCCTGTACAGGTGGCTTCTTTGACTTCTTCTCTACACGAACCTTCTTAATCTTACGAGGATCGATGAAGCGAAGTTCTTGGATACCCTCACGAGGTTTTGCTGTATCAATCATAATGTGATAATACAGACGACCGTCAACATACCAGTTGCGGAAGATATCGTATGCTTTGGTGTTAAAGTTTAGAAGTTCGAGAATGTAATCAAACTCTTCACGAATTCTATCTTTAATCTTTTCTGGGACATTATCGACATCATCTAAAACAAGAGCAACTGGTGGCTCGTGTTCGTCTGATACGATTGCCTCATTGATAACATCATCAATCGCTCTTTCACATTCTGGCTGCTGCGCCATTGAGCGATAACGAGTGATGAGCACTGCTTCATTCTTGACAGTGCCTTCTTGATCGATGGTGGTGCTATAAAACCCACCTTCTGAAACAGCCATTGCACCATCTTCATTTACTGGAGGCGCAAATGTTTGTACCGTTGGAGGTAGTTCTTGGTCTTTCTTCTTTCCGATCTGGAAGCCGAATAGTTCCATGTTAATTTCCTATATCAAAGAATGGGGGCAGCATAAGTGTATTTATACTGCCCCCACGAATCACATCACGGATTAGATTCCGCCAGCGTTGCCAGTATTGCCACCAATAACTTCCCAATAATCGAATGCGAAAGTTACTGAGAATTCCTGGATGCCTTCATTTTCCCAGCCAAGATCAATTGTAGATACTTCAGCAGGGAAGATACCAACGAAGTTGTACACACGAAGCACATCGCCAGTCTTGGCGAACTGTGTCACCTGAGCACTGGACTTATACAGCTGTGGTGCAGAACCACCAGCCGTTCTAAGGTTGCCCTGTGCAGAGTTGATTGCGTGCGACCACTGCTCCATTGCATTGCGGATTGCTAAGTCTTCATCGTTCATCACAGTAACAGTCCACTCTGGATAAGTGCGGTTGCCTGCTACCTTGACCTGACGACCGAAGTATGGTACTGGAATGATACCCAATGTTGAAGACGGAATCTGCGCAGCTCTTGCCATGAAAGGTACTTGAGCATCACCAACCCCATTGATAGGGTTGGTAATTTGCACCTCAAAGAGAGAACTGCGAGCACCGCCAGCCTTGAGTGCTCCAGCAAACTGATTTACATTAAAAGCCATTTTCGTTCTCCTTTTATCCTATTTATTAACCGAATTGGCCAACTACTTCAGAGAACTCAACGCCTGTTCTAACCGCAACAAAATTCAGCTGAATGAAGTTGATAGAACGAGCTGGCTTGATGTAGATGTCACCGATAAACTCATTGCGATCGATAACTTCACCAGTGTTATTGGTGCTGTCACAAACCACACGGAAGTCGGTGATACCTCTGCGACCCTGCACATCACGCAGGAACGGTTCTACCAGATTGCGGAATTGAGAACGAGTAAATTCATCGTTGAATTCAAACAGAGTGAATTTCGATGCAGTACTGATTGCTTTCTCAAGTACAATGAACAGACGACGAACATTGATACGGTCAAACGCAGAAGGTTTGGCAAGCATCGTCTTGTCGCCGAACAGTACAGTACCCTGACCTGGGAATGTTACAACTGGGTTGATACCCTTCTTGTAAAGCTGGTCACGATCACTCTTGCCTGGATTGTATGCCAGACGGATGCAGTTCTTAACATTACCACGATTGAAACCAGCTGGGCTGTACCATGGATCACGAGTCAGGTCAGTTTGAACCATCAGACCAGCGGTGTCGCCGTTCAGAGGAACATAACGATAGACATCGTTGTACTTGTCGTACATGTACTTCCAACCAGAATCAAGCACTGCGTAAGAAGAACTTGGCAGCGTGTCACGGAAAGCGATAACATCATCTCTTTCCTTACCTTCATAAGAGTTGTTGTTAACAACATCAGCTCTTTCAGGTGACAATACTGCGATACAGTCTTTGCGAGATTCAGCAATATTTGTGATCAAGTGAATTGCCAGTGTAGCATCAGCATTCGAGCCAAGCAGGAATGAGACATCTACATCTTCAGCAGATTTGAATAGATTATAGAATGGAATCTTCTGAGCACCAGTTGGTGTCGCACCATCCTTACCACCAGAGAAACTGTTGGTTACAGGAAGATCAGCACCTGGATAGTTAGTGCCCAAATCAGCACGCAACCCAGCATTTGTCATGCCGCTATTGTGCGCACCCCACCAGATATATGGTGAGTTCTGATTGATAACATTCTTGTAATAGTTACCAGCACCTTGCTCAGTGCGACCATCAAGTGCCTGAGAAACTTCTGGATAAACTTCAAGAACTGTACCTTGTACACCAGTGATCAGACCATCTTCGTCAACAACTGCAACATGGATCGCATCACCCTGAGCACCGACAGTATTTGCATATGCCGTAGTTCTTGGAGCGTTGTCGAAGAAGTTGAAGTATTCCCAACGACGAGTGAAGCCAACTGCAGTGTTAGATACTGTGTTACCAGTATAGTTTGCAGTCAGAGTAACCGTAGTTGCTGTTGAGTTAGCAGCAGAGATTGACTTAACCTTGCACTGCTCTTTGTCTGGACCAAGCAACAGAATGTCACCATTAACGATGTCACCCCAAACTGCGGTGTTTGCAGCGTTCAGTGTAACAGTGCTGGTGTTCTTAGTTACAGTGTAGTTGGTAGAAACTGTTGATTCCCATGCGTTTGCATTCTGGCAAACAGAAACCTTCAGTGAGTTACCAAGTTCGCCTGGATACTTAGCAACCCAGTTGCCATGACCAGCCTTGTTGGTGTATGTTTCGTTGTAATAATCTTCATTAGTTACATATGTGCCAGTGCCACCAGAGGTAGCATTGTTGGCAGATGCAACCGCACGGCTAACATACAACGCATTGCCATAGGCAAGGAAGTTTGCTGCAGTGAAAAAGTCAGTTGCAGTATTTGAGTTTGGCTTACCAAAGATGTTAACGAGTCGATCTTCAGAGTCCACCAGCACACGCTGATTTACTGGACCCCAACTCAGGTGGGCTGCAATAGCACCTTCAGTGGTGCTTACCGCAGGCACGACCGTTGTAAGATCGATTTCGCTTACATTAACGCCTGGGGATACTTGGAAAGGCATTTTTTATCTCCTTCGAATGTAAAGAGTCAACTATTTCATTTATTGATATTTATAAAAACAGGGATTTAGAACCAGTTATTGCTGTTCCATTCAGTCACTGTGCCTCGTGCCATGTCACTATCCCCTCCCCATTCTTCAGCAAGATTCTCATCCATGCCGTCGTCTTGGATGCCAAACGGCAGAAGTTCTTCCATAATTTCCTCTTGCGAGCGTTCACGCAACAATGCAAGAGTATTAATGTCTGTGTAGTCTTTAAAGAATGGCTGGTTTGAGAGCCAAGCAAATAATACAAGTCCCATTACCAAATCATCATGACAACCAGGTTCAGCTTCGTATGATACTCCCTTCCTCGAAAATGTTGACAGCTCATTAATAGTGTTGAAGTCATTAATAATCAATTGGTCTTGCTCAACGAGCAACTTCAATACTGAACAACCAACTGACTTTACTTGCTTTGTTGTGCGGATTCCCTTGTCAATTGAACCTTTCTTCCTGTTGAACCCGCCAGAGATTCTTTTTCCTAATCTACCAGCGTTCTCAGTAAACAAAATGTTCTCATATTCATAATCCATCAACAGGAGTTGAGGAATCTGCTCGCCAATATCGTTCACTTCAACGAGAACGATTGCATTGTTATACTTTATGCATGTTCTATATATTACTTCCGTGTATTCAACAGGTGGCGTCAGGTTGTCTCGGAAGGTACAAACTTGCTTATATGGCATCGAAGATGCGTCAATGATGTGAAATGCGGAGTAATCCAGCCCCTTGCCTCGTGAAACATCCACGATGCAGAAATAAACACGGTCTGGTTGTGGCTCTTCATACATGGTCAGACCATTTCTATCTTGAATTGGTCTGCGAGCCACCAGCTGCTTCAGTTTGCTACCATCGATCAGTGTACCTGATGAACCCAAGAACTCGCATTCGAATTCCTGAGCAAACTTCTGCATGTCGAAGTCCATTGATGCCAGAGTATCTTTTTGCCAATCAGCATCTCTTCCAGGAACTTCTCTCCATGGCACTTCAACATACTTGTAGCCATTGGTCCCATCTTTTGCACCTTCACAAGTCTTGTAGAAGTGATTAAGACCATTTGGTGTTGATGTCAATAGAATCTTAGTGGTCTTACCAGACGAAATGGTAGGAAACACAGAAGCGAAGAATTCGTCCCAGTTTTCTACGAACGCTGCCTCATCGATGTATAGAAACGAAACAGACTTACCACGAATGGCAGAGGATGAGGTTGCCGCAGCGATAATCTTACAACCGTTTTCAAATTCAACAGAACCTTTGTTCCATTCAATGACACCCTGCTGAATCCACTTCGGCAGTGCTTCGTATGCAATTTTGATACGGTCTAGAATTTCACGAGCGGAGTCGCCTTTGTTCGCAAGCAGCCCAACAGTCTTGTGATTGTTGAACAGAACATAATGTAGGATAACTGCTACTGCTGTTGTTGTTTTACCTGCCTGACGACTTGTGACGACGGTAACACGACGATTCTTTGTAATCTTTTCGATAATTTCTTTTTGATAGTCATAAAGCTCGATCGGTATGAGTCCATGGTCAACATGGACGATGTTGATGTACTTTTCTGAAAAATAAGTTGGATCCTTGGCACATTTGAGGAATTCTCTTACTTTATCCTCGTCCCAATCAACTGCAACACCCTTGCGTTTTAAGTTTAGATTACCAAGATAACCCTTATCAATTAGATTCACAATTTCACTTTGCCTTCTTTAATTAAGCGTTCACGATTTTTCATATGTAATTCTTGCACATCTTCTTTACTGCCACCAAAGTATGGCACACAGTAACCTTCGTCAATCATGATCTTTGTTACAGTAGAGTCGCCGCAAACAAAGTCGCCAAGAATACGACCAAATTTGCCTTTAGCATCTTCTCCATTCTTCGATATCTGAGTCTGAAGGATTGCGGTTTTACCAAGAAGTTCTTTGAGTTTCGCTTTTGCAGCCAACCCAAATACCTTCTCCACTTTGTCTGATGTTCTGGACTCAGGTGTGTCAATTCCCATAATGCGTACACGCTCATTCCTAAGCCATACACCGAAACCAAGATCAATGTCAACATCTACCGTATCTCCATCCACTACTCTTAAAACAGTTACTCTATATTCATACATCTCCGTCATCCTTGATCATCTTGAGCAAGTCCGCAGTTGATCCAACAAATAGATTGTTGTTTACAGTGCCACCCTTGCCTGTTTCTTTTTCTTCTTCTTCTTTTTTCAGGTCTTTAACTTGCTTTTGAATCGCAAGCAGGTCTTTATTTGCATCAACTAGCGTCTTGGTCAACTGACCAACGACTTCAAATGCTCTTGGATGTTCGCTTGCTTTTGCAAGTTCAAGCAGGGAATCAAGAGCATACGATCCCTTCTCAATCACCTGATACAAATTGCTTCGAGCATATTCATAATCAGTTTGAATATCTTTGCTTTGGTCTTTTGATTTAGGAACTACGATTGGTGCTTTTGGATCATCTATAATCAAGTCACCTTCAATTCCCAAAATCTCATTCATATTGTCAGTCAAATTTTTCATAGGATATGGTTGTGTCTATTTACACCATCAAAATAATCATAAGAATCAAATGCATAATCCCAATTGCTGTTTGCGTCAATTGTTGTATAAGAAACGCTTGCTGCTGAATTAGAAGTTGGCGATCCATTAGCATATTGACCTGGAGTCAATACGATTCTCTTCTGTGGTCCTTCAGATGTTCCAATCGAAACATTAGATTGATTTGCGGTGATGTCAACAATTGTTCTCTTAATAACACCCTTGTTGCTCACTGGACCAAATACATAACCTTTCACTGTAAAGTTGAAGGTGTAGATGATCGCACGACGAGTAAAGAAATCGCTTTCATAAGTGTCTTCAATACTCATGTCATTGAGAACTGTCGGAATATCGTAATAATCTCCAATTTCTGGAACCAGCTTCAGACTTTGAGTCCACTCTGGTCTAAAGAATGGTAAAATCTGTTCTACAACTTGCATCGCATCTTCATTGTTCGCAAAGAATGCGTATAACGAGATATTGAAATTATAAGGAATTGGTGTGAACTGTTTTTGCAAATACGCAGAAGATGTGCCAATGTTTGAGTTGATGTGCATCTTATTCAGCGCACGAGTTGGGTCATATGACATATTTGTCAACTCGAATCCAAATCTTGGAAGCTGAATTGCAACTTGCTTATCAATTCCTGGATCACCTTCTATTCTTTCTAACCACTTTTCTTTTGGACCATAGGCAATTGGAACACCAATCGTTTGTACTGCATTACCGTTGCTGTCATAGCGGACAACACGAACATCGTTGAACATTCGTCCAAACATAATGATGTATTTGCGAATAACACCGTTGTAGAAGTATTGCCAAGCCATTAGATTTCACCAAAAGGATTTGACTCAGACCAGTCAACAAAGTTGAGAGAACTTCCTTGCTGTGTCTGTGTTGTAAAGAATTCGTTGTTTGCCAAAGAGTCAGTGTCTTCGATACGATATCCATCGTTCATCGCAGTGTCGCCATTTTCAAAGGCAAGCACGGAACCATCTTCCATGAGAAGCTGATAGAACGACATATCACCAGAGTATGCAGTTTCAATTGCATCAATGGCAGCGATATCCGTATTGAGTTGTTCGTGGCTGTATTCCCACAATTCAAGGGTGAGGTCATAAGTCTGAAGCGAACCCATCTGGTAGAACACTGCTTCATGTTCTACAAACTTGACTTCAAAGATCTTGTTGTTCAATGGGAAGAAAATCAGATCGCC